CAAACAAAAACCATTCTTATATATTCGTCGTCGCCAACAATTTCTGTATATGGTTTTGCGCCTAAAGGCGGATAAAATTTATGGGTTCCCAAAATTACGGGTATTGTTCCAAACGGGATAAGTTTGTTAGATGCTCCTTGTATTGAATAAGACGGGCTATCTTCGGGCGACTCCGAACTTAAACCGGCAACGGAAATTGGGAAAAGCGCGTTAATAAGCATAGTCCCCGCCGTCATTATTGCCGCGCCCCATGCCGCGCCATACAGATTTGCGCCCACGCCTTTCGATATACCCAACGCGCCCGCGCTTAGATAGCCGGTGGGGCCGGTGAAATACCACGTCGCCGCGATAGCTACTACCATCACAACGATACTCAATATTGTCCGTAAGGGATTTTTCCCGCCCTCACTTGATCCATGAACAGGAATATAAACCAATACATGATCTTTATGCCCTGGAATAATATTCCAGCGGTCTTTGTTAATCAGCTCGCCGTTAATCTCTACAATAAAATCATCATTGCGATATAGGGTCGGAACGCCGCCCTGCTCATAAATATAATCAACAATATTCCTGATGCTCATTCCCTGCGGAACTGCGCACACACGCGGCGAACGGAAAGGACTAGGCGAAACTATGATTTTTGTATCTTCTAAATTCGGCAACTCGTTGCCTCCATGTGATAGAATTGTAATTCTCAATACACGAGTTTATTCCCGTCATAACGTGAATCATTTTTTTATTTCCAATTATTACTCCGCAATGCCAAACATATTCAGAAAACCTTAAAAGAATAACATCAAACACAATAGGCTTTTCCACCCTCTCCCATTTTTCCCGTTCATCTTCCATAACCCGTGCTACATTTTTTAAGCAGGAAAAACTTTGGTTTATAAAAACCCCATTAAATAAATTAAGTTCGATACCTAATTGCTCTTGATAGATAAGAGCAACTAACCCGTAACAATCCGCGCCGCTTCTGTCTCTGCCGTCGCACTTAAACGGTATACCCACATAATTATTCCACCACATAATTATTCCACCACATCAAATAAACATTCCCTTGAAATAAGCAGGAGAAAAAGTTCCCGCCGGAAACGGCTCCTTCTGTAAAATATCCATTCTAACTTTTCCTGAAATTACGAACGCATCGTATGAAGCTTCAGTAAGCGAAAATTCCGGCCATGACGCTTCCACCACGTCGGGCGTGTTATCCATAACAAGTTCTACCGTTACAGTCGCGGGTGTAAAAATAGTTCTGATTGTTTCCGTGTAGGCTCTATGGATATTATCCACTTCTAAAACCAGTTCCCCAAAGCCGCTTTCATCAACGCTCGGCAAACCAATACGAATCGGGAAGTGAATATAAGTTTCCCCTCTGGAGATAGTTCCATAAACCTTTTCTATTGCTGTAGTGAGTTCCGTCAATTCCTGCGTGGGGTCGGTAGAGAGTCTAATTGGTTCAGTTAAATCTTCATGATCTATCGTTACCAGCAGGATTAATACCCTGCCGGTCTCCTGCGCGTATGCCGTCTGCCTAAAGTTTAAACTTACTTCCGTCATGGTAAAATCTCCAAACCTAGCGATACTTTCCAATCATTGCCAAAAGGTGTCCATGATGGAATGTCAGTGAATCGCATTTCAACAGAAATATCTTCGTCAACTATTTCAGGGTCAATCCAATTAAATCTCAATGAACCCCCCAAAATAGTATCTTCAAAAAAAGTCTTAAACTCGTCAAGCTCATCATGAGTAAAAATAATAGTTCCTTTAATCGGCCTGACTCCGCAAGTAGTTCGTCTGCGAATCTTCGCCGGGCCAACTTCCATAGCAGTCTTAACTGTTAGGTTAGGCATTGAGCTACCATACCCGTCAACTGTCATTCGCTGTGGTAATGTGCTAGGCCAATCTGCCATGTTACCTCCTTATTAGGCGTTCTTTTGCGCTGAAGTTAGAACGTAATACTTTGTTTGAAGATGAGCCGAAAGTTCCCATTTTACGCGCAACAACTTGGTCAATCATAACGTCAATCTGCATACCACCGTTGACTTCTTGCATATCTGTTGAGATTTCAGCACCGGCGTTATTTATTATATTAATTGTTGGAGCTGTACTTCCACCTTTCGGAGTAACCGTTTCACCTTTTTGTAGGATTGCCGGGTATTCATCTGGGGCTAAACCTTTATGTAATCTAGGCGCACCGGCGAATAAAGCAGGATTAACAAATCTTGTCTGCGGATTATCATAGCCAACTAACCCGCCCTTATGCCACAAGCCAACTCCGGCAGGTATTGACGTTGAACCACCTCCAAAAAGACTAGAACCTAAAGAGCTTAACCACCCGCCAGCAATTTCTGATATTGCGCCGAATAATGGTTTCATAATTTGCTGATAAAGAATCATCTTCATCATGTCGGAAATCATTGATTGAATCATATCAGAAAACGAACTCTTGCCAGTCATTGCAAAATCAACTATAGCTTCTGCGCTATCTTTGCCCCAACCCTCTATTGCTTGTTGTAACTCTTCAAATCCATCTTTTGTTTTTTCTGTGGCCTTGTTCATTTCATCAAGTGCCTGTTTAGAAGCCCTTGAATAAGTATCTTGGTCAATCGCTCCTGCTTTTAACAACTGATTTAATCGCTCCATAGTTGTAGCGTAATTTTCAAAAGGTGTGCGCGTAGATTCAAATATTCTCCTTGCTTCGGCTGTCGCATCCGCAAGCTCTTTTGTTGCCGTGGTAGCTTCGCTTGTTGCCGTGGTAGCTTCGCTTAATTCTTTTACGTTTTTCTCTAAACTCCCCGCCGTGATACTCTGTTCACCTGTTGCGGTTTTAGTTTGAACCTTACCACCCGCCGCGATATTATAACTCTCCATAGCCTTGCGCCAATAAGCGGCACTAGCAGAATCATCTTGCGCGGCTTCTTCCCACCAGCTCTTTGCTATTCCTTTATAAAATGCTTTAGTGTCTTTACCAAAAGAAGTTACGGCTCTAAGCTCATAATATCCGGCAACAAGTTTATAAACTGCCGCTGACGCTTTTAAGGAATATGAGCTGATTTCCTGAAAGAACCCTGCAAGTCCGGCAAAATTACGAGTAACAAGCGAAAATGCTTTTGGTAAGCCAGTTCCTAACAACAAAATAATATCAGTAATCAGTTCGGCAAAGTAAGCCAAAGTCTGCTGTGTTTCCGGCTTACTTATTTCCTCTGTAAATTTTTTCATGGCATCGGTAGCCGCCATAACCAGCTTTGCGGTAGATGGATTAAACGCCTCACCGAACTTGACTTTAAAATCTTCAAGATATCTAGGGAAAGAAGTGATTTGTTTCCCTGCCGTGGTCATTGCCGCTTCATAAGTTCCGGCAATTTTAGCACCTTGCAGCATTACCGTATCCACTCTTGATTGCATTTTCTGTTGAGCGTTTAGTGCGTCTGTGGTAGTGTTTAGGGCTTTAGCAGTTCTTTTATAACCCTCTTCAAAGTCAACCTGAATACCGATATTACGAAGTATTAACGGCATGCCTGCCTGAATACCGTGAATCATTCTGTCAAATGCTTCAGATGAGTTTATGTTACCGATAACAGCCGCGTCTTGTGCAATTCTTGCAAGTTTAGTAGCATCATTCAAATCAATTTGAGCCTGAACCATTTTAGTTAAAACGGAACGGCTTTCAATCATTGAAATACCGGATTTCTGTAAAGACTTCGCAACCGCTTCCATTTGGTCGGCGGTATATCCAGCGTTTTTACCAACAACGCTTAAAACTATTCCAAGTGTTTCATAGCGAGCCGCAAGCATAGCAGATTCTTTAACATAGGAAGCGAGTTTAAAAGTGGCATAGGCAGCGACAACCGTTTTGATTGCGCTTGCCATAGCTCCAAAGCCTTTAGTAACACCGGCAGAACCTTTTTGAATATCAGCGGACGTTTTTTTGCCTTGATTTCCAAAAGTTTCTAAATCAGCCTTACCTTTTTTAAGTTCTCGGCTATCTACTTTAAATCCTAGACTTGCGAAGTCCATTTTTCTTCCTTTTGTTTTTCTTTGCTAACTGCCTAAACATTTTCTTTAGTTGGCTATCAATGTCTTTTCGCTTTTCGGTTACAGGTATAAATGGCGGTGGACAATTTGACTCTCTTGATTTATAAACTTGATCTGCATAAGCAACCGATAATGAGTGGATAATTTCCAGCTCATAATAATCAAGATTAACAAAGTTATTCCAAGCATTTAAGTCACTCCAAGTTAAAGGGCTTTGACCGTCACTGCCTACAACTCCTAGCCGATTCAAGCACTCAATATAAAATCCAGTTCCTAACGGCTCTGGTATCTCTTTTAGATTATCATTGACAAGCCGTGATTCATAACGCCTTACTTTTGATTTTTCTGGCGTTGTGTTTAACCACGCTTGTTGCCGGACAATTATTTCCCAACTTGCCCGGCACTCGGCAAAAAATTTGCGCGGTCACCGATGAACATATCAAGCTGTTCAAAGAGCCACGGATAATCAGTCAAGAGATTAACGGCATTGGCAAAACTAAAATCCACCTTTACGCCGTTCTCTTCAATGCCCGACCAGTCGAGAATGCAAACAGCAATATCTTCAATCCGCCTTTTCTTTGCCTTCTCGATATCTTCATCGGAAATCTCTTTTTTCTTCGGATTGCGTTTCATTGAGTCCATATCCTCACGAGCGTTTTTAATCGCCTTATCCATAAAGATTTTGGAATCCACGCCGACAACTAAAAAGGAAACTTCTTTAACTGGCTCTGAATATCCGGGCGGTGTCGGATTAAATATTACTCCCTTATTTGCCATTGTTCTTGTATCAAACTGTTTTAAGTCCACAACCCCCCCCTTATGATTCGCTCGGAGCTACTTCGATAATATCGTCGTCTATTTCAAGCAAGCAACTTGCATGAACGATATTATCCACGCTGCCTATGTTAGTCGTATAGCTGACAACCTGCGCAGAAAAATAAATCTCGGTCGTGTCCTGCAAAACAATCTTAAAGGCGTAACTGTCGTCACTGTCAAGAGCGTCAAGTAAAATATCATGCCCATCATCTGATGGCACTCTTGCCATCTGCATGTTGACCGAGCCTTCGTTATAAGAGCCTTTTCTCTTAACTGTTTTGCGGTCTCCAAGCGGGTTATGCGTTACCACGCTATATACTTTCCCGAACTCACCCAAATCAGTTACTTCACCGATTTCAGTATATTCCACCGCTTCCATGCTTGACTGGTCATATGTTTCCGGCAAAGTTCCTACATATATCTTTGTTCCTGCCGATGTGAAAACTTCTTCACTCATAATACTTCCTCCTATTTAAATTTATTTACTTGTTCTTTAACCTTCCGGCTAAATTCCCTAACTGTTATCCTTACCATTCCTTTTGGAGCTTGAACGGAATAACCGCCCTTTGTTCTTTCGGTTTTATAAGCTCCTTGCGGATATAAACCATATTCCAGAACCCTGATATATGGCAAGTTATTGGTTAAATAAAAAACATTCTCTGCCGCGCTGTTTGATACTTGTTTGGCTTTTTGTTTCGTTGTTGCACCACTTTCATCTTGCATATCAAGAGTCCCCTGTGCTGGAGAATGTAAAGAAGCTTGCCAATTTCCCCTTGCTGTTCCGCCTCTTTGCGCCGCGCTATTTGATATTTCTTTCGCCTTTTGTTTGGTTGCCGCGCCAACTTCATCTTGGAAATCAAGGGTTCCTTTTTTTCCTTTTTTTTGTTTTTTGAAACCTCTTTTTCCTTCACCTCTCCAAACAGGCGTTTGCTCAATAACGGCATCAGATAGAGCAAAACATACATTATTAATAATGTTTTGAGC